GGTTAATCCCCCGGTTAGCCCACTCAATCGTCAATAAGTTAAGGGAACGACGCGCAGTGCGTAACTCATAGCCCGTGCGTAACTCAGCACCGGCCCGCTCAAACGCCTCTTCAACGAGTTCGTTGAGTTGCAGATTAAAGTTGGTCGTTCCGGTAGTGCTCATTTTACTTTCCTATGCCTAGCAGTTTTTGCAGCCACGTTCTTGGGCTGGGCGACGAACTGCTTTCCGGCTGCTTTTCCGGCTCTTTTGGCTTTTGTGGTCGCGGCGTACTCTTGCGAGGAGAGCGCTTTGATGGCGCTGCTTGGGAGGTATCTTTCCCCTGTAGCCTGCGATCCTTGCGTAGAAGGTTTGCCACTTTTAGTTCTCCACTTTTGTTGAGTCCATGCTTTCAGACTTTGCTGCGGCTTTTTCAAGTTCGACATATCGTTCTCTCTGCCTAATCTTCCTAAAGTCTTGGGCTGTACTAATTAACCATTCAAAAACGTTCCCATCCTGATTAGCGTCATAGATGGGGAATTTAATCTTTGTATCCACCGCCATTAGCCTTATATTGCTTCGCTAACATTTGTGCTTTTCTACCACTCCACTGCCCCGGAGCACCGCCCTTGCCGCCAGCCTTAATACTCTCGAACAAAGACTTACGCATGCCGGGTTTGGTGTAATTACCAGCCTCGTTTACCTTAGACTCACCGCCTTTGGCATACATCTTGACCTCGTTCGGATCATCCTTACGGGTGATCGTCTTGGCTTTAGGCATTTTGGATGGGTTTATAATCCCCATCCCCCGGCTTGGTCTCATTTAGCAGACCTTCCCGCCCTTGTTCATAGCAACTTGTCTACCCTTGGTTTTACCTTTCACAGCAACGCCATCAGCAGACTTATGCCCAGCAGCCAGACCGCCAGACTTCATCTTTTTCATACCGGCTTCAGCCATCTCGTGCTTAACCATTGATTTGGGGGCGCCCTTTTTCTTCATAAAGGACACTTCTTTCTTCATCATTGCTTTTGACTCTTTCATGACTCCACCTTCCTTTTTAGTGAACTCTTTGCCTACGGACGTTGGTACGCCCACCTTTTTAGCAAACTTTGGGTTATTAGCCACCGCTTGCATAAACCTTTCTTGCTTGGCTGATACGGCTGGCATCAGACCATCTTCCCACGGGTCTTACCCCGTTGAGCACAGCCATCGGCTCGCTTAGAGGCCGAACCAACTGAACCGCCAGCACGCTTCTTGACTATTTCTTCCTTGGATCTGTCCTCGTACTCTTTTTCCTGAGTAAAACCCATCTTGTCAGCCAACTTGCTTGCGCCAAGGGTTACAGCACGGACAGCCTTTTTAACCATAGGCATATCTTCGTCTACCTTGGCTTCGCGGATTATCTTCGTGCGTGTGGATTCTTCAGCCATCATTTACCCCTTTTGCATAAGCGCATCAATTTTTGCTTCAAGTTTGTTAAAGCGCTGGTCAATGTGTTCAACAAACTTGTCCATTTCTGCTTGAGTGACGTTATCACGGGCCACCTCTTCTCTGGTTCGGTTAATTAAAATGTTGAGCCTTTGTATCTCAGATGCCTTTTCATGCCCAATATAGGCTAAGACACCTATCAACGTAGTCAACACCATGTTCCAAAGCATCATCTCCATATCAGCACTTCCACGCCCGTAGGCTCTTATTGATACGGCTGTCTGGATCGTTAGCGGTTTTAGCGCTAGTTAACTTCTTTTTCATGCCTGTCATCCTTGCACAGAAGGACTTCTTACGTGAACCGCCTTCGGGTTGCGGAGCCTTTAAGCCGGGCTTACCGGGATTGGCAGCGTTGTACGATGCCCTCCCCTTAGCGTTTAGCCCACCTTTTGGGTTCTTGCCCTCTTTGCGTTGCCACGCAGGAGTCTTAGCCATTTGCTACTTTCCCATCTTTAACGAGCCGTGGGTAAAAGGCTTCATTGCCATAATCACCCTCGTACTCTTGAACTCCCATGTGGCCTAATTTAATAGTTGGGTCTACCCAAACTTGAAAACCTGCCTCGCGGGCGCGGTCACAGAACAGATAGTCTTCACCCACGTAGGAGTTATCTTTAACGGCGAAATCAAAAATAGCCGACATCGAGCGTCCGGTTCTTTCGTCCCAGTACTGCCACTGTGGGTTGTCTTTGACTAGATCCTCAATTACTTTCCGCTTAATCATCATAAAGGCGGTAGCCACACGTTGTGCACGTACTAGCCCCATGCCGTTCATGGTGACGCCCTTCTCGTCCTCATCTAACTTGACGATATAGGTCTTTTCGGTCTTTCTGGCACACGGGATACCGGCAGCAATGTCGATATTTGGCTCCGTAATCCATGCCATCAAACGAACAATGTCTTCTGGCTGAAAGTTAATGTCCGCATCAATGAACATCAACTCTGTAGCGTTAGACTCCAAAAAATCCTGAACTAAAAGATTACGTGCCCGGGAGACTACCGAGCACCCACAAATACTTCCAACCGTAATGTCAATCCCATGCTGTGGCGCCTGTTGGGCAAACCGCATCAAAGAGATTGCTTGTTTGAGTGAAACTTTGTGGTCGTAAGCAGGTATACCAAAGAAAATCTGATGACCTGCTAACGTGTAACCTTTTTCATTTTGCATTTTTTGGTTATCCGTAGAAAATTACCATTGAGGTTGTATCAGTAACAGTGCCATGTAACGTGCCGGTTTTGACCAGAATACCTTCACCCGGTAACGGGATAATGGTGTATCCAGCCGTACCACTTGCGGCAGTATTTACAGTAAGCACGATGTCACCACTAGCGCCGCCTTCGCGGATAACGACAGATCCAGCACTTGTACCATTTACCGCATATATGGTTTTGATACGAGTCCGGTTAATGTCGTTATTGTTCTGGTCTTTAAAGTTACCAGTAGCAGTTAACGGCTTTGTGCCAAATACATCATATTGCATGGAAGCCATGTCAGCCTCCTATTAAGCAGTACGAGTAAAGGCGTATGCAGTTGGGCTTGAGAACATCAACGTGAACCGTGCGAGACCCGTTGCTCCAGAAGCAACAGTCAGATCACCAAACGTCCCTGCGGCAGCGGCAGCGTCAACAGCACCAGTAGACAGAATAGCGTTGGTGTTCACTGAAATAGTTACCGTATCTGCACCAGCCGTGTTATCAATATACAGATCAAGGACAGTGCCTTTAACTGCATTAATAGCAGCACCAAGAGCGGTACCGGTTGGTAACTGGATCGTGGTTGCAAGAGCCGAAGTAGAAGTAATATAACCAGAGGCAACTTGTGCTGCGGTAGCGGTTGCAGAGGCATTAATTGCGTTAGCAGTAGTAACTTGGTGCCCGTCGATAAACCCGTTTTGGGACGCGACTGGGCCATTGAAAGTAGTGCGGGCCATTTAAAACTCCTTTGTGTTGTAGCACATCCCGGCGCAGTCTCTACAAAGTCTGCTAGGTCAGTCTGTGCCGGTAAAAATTCCTAGTTCCCAGAGAATACAACAAAAGGGGGGTTTTGCAACCCCCCTCCTACAACTTAAGCGCCCGGTGAACCGAAGACGCCTAGCGGATCAGACCAGCCGAACGAATAACGCTCACGAGCCTTGTAACGAACGTTACCGGTGTCAAAGTCTCCGTCCATCGATGTTGCCATCGGGGTACGAACGAAGTGCTTCAGACCGTTAGGAACGTCAGTCGTCAAGAACCAAGCATCTGGGTCGGTCAAGAAGTGGTTAACAGTGTAACCCTCTGGGATCGAACCATTGCTCTTCAGAGCGTTGATGTCGTTGTCAGCCGTAGCAACACGCAGTTCCGTCTCGAGGATACGAGTCGCAACGAACATATTGGAAGGAGCAACGATCAGTTTACGCGGCTTTGCAGCAATCAGCAGGCCACGCTCATCCGTCCAAGCAGCGATCTGAATAACAGCGGCCTCAAGGGAGGTCTCAGACAGGTCGGCAGGAGTTGCGGGTTCATTGCTGTTTACGCCACCAGAAACCAAGGGGTGAGCAGTCGAGAACAGTTCTACGCCATCGCCACCGTCATAGTTGGTGTCAAAGCCGTTGTTCAGGATTGAAGCAGCCTTAGTTTGCTTAGTGTAAGCCATAGCACGGGCCAAAGCCTTGGTGTACCGGCTGGACAGGGAGTCATAGAGGTTGTCCTCAATTGCCTCTTCCGTCAGCGAGAAGCCAAGAGCAATGGTTTCGTGGTTATAGCGAGCCGTCCATGCCTCTTGCCCGTTGTCATAAGCGATGGCAGAACCTTCGTTTTTGACAGGAGCGGCTGAGAAGCCAGACAGTTTTGTTTCCTCTTCGAACGAACGCTCGGAGGTCTCTGTTTCGAAAATCTCTTTATGCTCTTCACCATAACGAGCATACTCAAGACCGAACAATGCGTTCAATCCGGGGAGAAGTTCTTTTAGTAGTTGTGCACGAGAAATAGCCATTTAATATGCTCCTTATACGCCGAGGGCGTTGTAATACCGGTGCACACCAAAGTTCCATTTCACGACTACTTCCGTGTAAGAACCGGGGAAACCAGCAATTGCTGTCTCAGGAATAACATCGACAATACGAACAGGCAGGGTAGTCGTGGTGTCAGACGCATTATTAATGGCGACAGCCGAGTTACCTGTGGTCGTAGAACCGGAGTTCTGAACCAGAGCAGCGTTACGGTTAACATCAGTACGGTTTAAGTAACTGATGGTTGTGGTACCAGTAGCACACACTGCGGCTTTAAACAAAGCATCCGGGTCATCCTGCACATATGCTTGCATTGTGGAGTTTGTTAAGCCACCGGGGTACGACTGACGGAAGGTCAGACCAAGTGTCGGATCGACATAGGTGCAACCAAGGAAAACGCCAACTACAGAGCCAGAACTTGTGGTGGTTAGTTTCGTAACATTACCGTCGGCGTTCAGGTTTACAACGTCGCCAAAGAAAATAGCGGTTGTCTCACCGGAACCGATGGGGATCTCACGAGTAGCACCAGCAAATACCTGACCGCCGATCAAATTGATCGGGATAAGCCCATAAGGGCCTGATACGGTGGGATATGCCATTTTTTAACCTCGTTAAAAGTTTATTTACCTTTACCGAACGACGTCTTAGAAGAACGCTCTTTAAAGAGCGGCATCCTCGGGTCGTTCTCTCTCATGAACGTGTTATCTACGGCTTCCATATTGTCCTTTGTGGCCTTGGCGTAATAAGCCTTACGCTGTTCCATAAACTCAACAGGGATCTTGCAGAGTAACAGTCCGGCGACCTCAATATTGTCCTTAAAGCGACTATTGGGGTCAGTTAACATCTGGAACTTAGGTTGCTCTTCAATCCGAACAGGTTCCCATCCTTCACGCATCTTCGAAGATGTGTTCTTGGGATCGGCCTGCCCTTGTGAGGCAACGCGAATCCAACGATATGCGTAACCCGGCTGTTTGTCTGGCTCCGGTAATGCTGAAGCAGGCATCCAAGCCTGTGGGCGCTCTACGTTTGATCGGCTTTCAAGTTCGCGTGCAAGTCTATTTTCTGCCATTTTAGTTCTCCTGTGTCTTCGCAAATTCCCGGGCGTACTGCTCGGGGGTTAAACCTAACTTCTTAGCAATCATTAACTGCGACTGCTTCAGCACTATCTTTTTGGAGGATGTGCTACGCGATGCCGGAGCAACTACTGTGGCAGGTCTATCAGTGCGCGTAACGGGCTTGCCGCCCCCGTTAGTCGTTTTAACTTCATCCCCGAAATTCTCGGGAAATTTGTCGCGTATTGTTTTGTCAATACGCTGGTAATACTCGTCAGTCGTTGCATACGCCTGACCGTGTTGGGCGACCAAGTCCTCATGCAGCCCTAATGCCAAACTAGTCATCAGCCTGTCTCTACCGAACCAAGGATTTCGCTCTTGCCACGAACTCGCTTTTGGGTCCGGTTTAGGGACTGGTACTTGCTCTTGAGGACTATTTACAGCAATTTCTTGATTTTGTAAAGAGGGTTTGTAATTTTTTATTTGCTGGAGTTTGTAGTTGACGGCGGCTAACTGCTCCTGCGCATCCACTACCCTGTCGGAATCTCCGGCCTCATATGCCTCTTTATAGGCGCGTTTAGCCATCTCCATTTCGAGTTCGGCAGCGCTTTTGGCTGTGTCAAGGAAGGATTTCTCCCCCTCAGTCAGCCTAGATTTCAGGCGTTTATTCTCCTCAAGAGCGTTTCTGGCAAAGGCCAAAGCCTCTTCCCGCTCCCTTGCAGCCTCATCTTTAGCCCGACGCTCATCGTGCCAGACCTTTTTCATCTGCTTTAGGCGAATTTTTACTTTGTCAGAGTAGTCCTCTAACTCGTCCGCCTCTAATTCTTCGACAATTTCCTTGGGAAGTGGCGTCCTGCCTCGGTCTTCCTCCGGCGTGTCGTCCTCAATTTCGATGTCAACTTCGGGTTTTCCCTTAGCCTCTACTTCTTTTTCTACGGGTTTACCCTGATCTTCGCCCTCTATTTCAAACTCAAATTCGGGCTTTCCTTCTGCTTCTTTTGGTAACGGCATGGTTTTACTCCTATTTGCGGCTGATTCCACGGGGGTCTTCAACTACTCCCTCGACAGAATCATCGTTGATGATGCGGAATTCACGACCATGAATCTTGAGTCGCGTACCTGCGTGGGGGCGCACGAGAATAAAATCCCCTTCCCTACACCAAGGGCCACTTGGGAACCTTGCGGCATCCTTGTAGCAATCCGGCCCCATCTTTACGACAAAAAGAACCGTTGTGAGGAGTTCTTCGTGCTGGAGAGTTAGGTCAGATTTGATAATCCCGCTTTCGTACTGCTCTTCGATGTTGGGGATTCCACATAAGATGCGATAGCCAGATGGGTCTGGTAACTGCTTTGCTTTTCTATCGTCGGTGTCGGGTAGTACTGTTGCCTCGTTTGGGTCATCGGGGTTTGTGCCGATTAATAATTCACTCATCAGAGCCTTCCATCCTTTCTTTTGTTTCTATAAGAATATTGTTTGCGATCAGAAGCCCACGGTAAATACCACAGGCGTATTGATACGCCCCAAAATCTTTGGCTTTACCTAAAACTGCGTCCTGCTCGATTACCTTCATTTCCTCTCGTATCTTGTCTGAAAGATACTTGAGTAGGTCATTACTCATTTACTCTCCTTTTTGTCAGGTTAAGACCTCTTGCTACGAACCCGGAGAAGTTCTTTGTCCCGCTCCAGTTTCATTCTTTCATCCTCCGCCACGGCTTTGATAATGGCGTCAGACTGTTTAACTTTTAATTTCTCATCTTCAGCAGTGGCTTTGACCATTGCATCAGCCCCAGCAAGTTTCTCTTGTGATTGAATCCGCTGGCGCTCAATGTCCTGTTGGCTAGCCTTGAGTTGTGCGTCAGTCTTGTCCTTAAGCACTTTGCGTTGGAGGTCTGCTTCTTTGATTGAGACCTCTTTTGCCTGCAACTGAAGTATCGGATCTTGGGCTTGCTGCTGTGCCTGCTGTTGTGCAGCGGCTGTCTGGTTCTGGAGCAGGAGTTGTTGTGATGCCTGAGCCACCAGACGGGAGAGAGCAGCCTCCATGTCCTCTGGAATTTCCGCATCCTCGTCGTCAAAGGTCGGGATGGGTGCCCCAACTTGTTGCTCGATCTGGTTGCGGTACATATACCCATAATGCTCTGCAATGTGTGCTTGCAGTGCTCCCATAACCTGCTGCGCCATCGGGTTTTGACCGATCATCTGGGCAGTCATGGGGTCTTGCATAAAGGTCATATGGGTTGTGATATGGGCCTGATGGTCCTGATAAGAGAAAGCCTTGACTGGCTTACCCTTAAGCGCATCCATGTTCTCGGATATGGGATCACGCGGTTTCATATCGTCTTTCATCGGTATAAGTTTCTGTATGTTCTTGATACCGAGAACTTCTAGCATCTGCCGGTGTAGGTATGGCAGATCGTATAACTGAGGGGCAGACTGGGCTAGTTGTAGCGCCGCTTGGTACTGCACCACCTTCTGACTCATCGTCGCAGCGTTGGGGTCTGAGACCGGAATCACGTCTACATCGTCGTAGTCTGACTGTTTAGCCCGTGGTGGCCCTTCTACCGGCTCATACGAGTAATCCTCGGGGGTGTAGTCACGGATGATGTTTTTGAGGAGTTTGAACTCCTGCTTCATCGAGTAGTGAATACGGGCCTGAACTGCCGACATCACCTTAAGCGTGCGCTCAAGAATAGCCAGCGTCGTCCCAACAGGAGACTGGGCACTCATGTCGGATACCTTCAGATCCGCTGCACTAGCGAATCTACGACCTTCTTCAACAATGGTGCCCAAGAGGGTATACAACACCTGACTTGGCTCCTTGTATGGGAGCGTCATGATGTTGTCTTTGATCGTGCCAGAGGCTACATCTACATCTCGGAATTCTGCCGGAGAAATCGGCGTGTCATCACCCTTAACCCGAAGACCTTTTGTTTTGAATCCTCCGGGGAGATTTGAGAGAGTACCAGCGTCAACAAGTTGGCGAATAATAGAAGTGCCAGACTTAGCAAAAGCGCCAATAAGATGAATAAGACCAAAAGCGTAGAAACCAAATCCCGGGATGTATGAATAATGGACAAAATGATTTCGTTTTTGTTTATTCTCATCATCGGGGTTCCAATTGCGTCGGATTGCTAAAACGTTCTGGGTGCCTTTTTCAATAGTAACGACGTAAGGCAGCGCAATACCCGTCGGCTCGCCGTCCTCGTCTTTGTCTTCGTAGCCGGGCAGGTCCATGTCCACGTGCATCTCAAGGATCTTGTACCGGTCATCAGATGAGGCACGGAAGCCCATCTTCTCAGCAATT